TTAATGTATCCATTCAAATCCCAACTATGCCGGTTCTCTACCAAATACTTCCATTCCCGCATACCAATCAGAACATTCTCAAGTCCGCTAATGCCGGTGTTGTGCAGAATACACTCTTTGCATTCACCCGGACCAAACTGTGGAACAGGAACGCCAATGTTATCTTCGGTATCCCGGTATTCCAATTGCCTCCAGTCCTGTCCCGGCTGTCCATATAGATAGTCAATTGTAGGTGTGCCGGTAGGAGCTGAGGCAAACGTGATGCTGTAGACGCCCGTTGCATAGGTGATTGAACCAATCGTAATCTGCGGTCCTTCTATATCACCGGCACCATTGTCCACCGCCTGATAAGGTGTCCCGGCGATAGTATAGTCAATGACTACACGTCCTAATCCAACTGGGGAATTGGCAAGTGTTCCAGCCCAACTAACTCCCGCTCCAGCTAATGATTCACCGGTGACTTCCGTACCTACAATGAACGCAAGCAAAGTTTGCAGTAATCCACTTGGACCATCAAACCCTGCAACCGTACCGGATTCAAATGCTTGATCTTCGATACCCATCTTATTCTCCTAAAACAATTTGTTTAACTGCAAATTGGTTTTGACTCATTACATTCAGTATGTTGCGCTGTCCCGGTTTACTTGCAACATACTGATCCATCATTTGCGGATCAATAATGTTATTTATATTAATAGGTGTTTGTCCAGCCCCTGCTCCCGCGCCCTCCGCTGTTGTAGGCGGTTTAGGACCACGTCCCGCAGAACCCCTTGATGCTTGTGCGGCAACCGCGCCACCTGTTTGGAAAGCATAAGCCGGAGTTGGAATATTTGGAAAATTAAAACCGGAAAGTACTTCTCTTGGAATTAGACGCCGGCGAATTGCCTCCATTGCAGATTTGCCATAATACCTCACCGTCCGCACCGGATGCACAAATTCATCGGCCGTCAGCATTGCCGGTATATTATCTGATTTACTCGTGGGCGAATAACCTTTTACTGGACCGCCCTCTGCCAGACTCTGATTTCGGATGGCCGCGATCCGCGCCAGACCTGCCGCTATTGCAACGCCAGCGAAGATCGGAGCTAAAATAAAGCCGACATACGGAATTTCTAAACCACGTTGATAAGCAAGTACCGCATTTTGATAGGTTGCTATTCCAGCTTGAGCAATTGCCACCGCTTTTTGCAAGTAGAAAAATTCCTTTATGGTCTGTCCGCTTGCGGCATAGGCATCTCCAAAGGCTTGATTCAAACTATTAAGACCTCCCTCTATACTTTCCATTACTAATTGGTTGATTGCTACTCTTTGATCTGCCGCTTGCTGATCTCTTTCGAGTTGTTGCAATCTATACTGCTCCTCGATCTGCGCCATAGTTGCATTTTGTTCTACTAAAGAAGTTATCTCCTCTTCCTGTCGTGTTCGTAATTGCTCATCTTCCATAGCGAAAACTGCAAGCATATTCCCGCCTCGCTGACGAGCTAAGTCAAGTTCCTGATCCTTTTGTGCTTGCCCGATTGCGGCTCGTCCTACTTCTAAAGCATCTTCCGCCGTCTTGCGGTCAGCGGCTAATTTAAGCATCTCATCGTGGTGCTTTGCCTCAGCCGCTCTTATCTGATCATTAATTGCTAAACGCTTTCCAGGATCTTTTTCCAATGCCTCAAGCTCCCGCAGAAAGCCAACTTCATTTGCAAGATTTTCTTCGGCCAATGCCACTCTCTTATCGTAGTACTCCGCAAGTTTTACTATGTTTTGATCATAAGCAATTTCCACTTGTACTAATTCAGTATTAATAATCGCTGTCGCCCGAGCCAAAGCACTCTTCAATCGGGCGGCAAGTGGTGCTTCCGCGGCCTCGGCCTCTCCCGCTAACTTCGAAGTCTCTACCGTGGCTTTCCCAATTTCTTTCGCGTACTCTGTAGCACGATTCCGTAGATTAGTAATAAACTTATCTGCACGTGTCCAATACAATTCCTGATTCGATAATTCTACAATCTGTTTAGAAGTAGCACTTGTGACGTCAAACCAATATTCCGCGTGTTTTCTTAACTCCTTTCCGGTGGCACCTAACTCAACGTTTCCTTCTTCCAATGCCAAAAGGTATCTACCTAATGACCGTGTCGCCGCGTCTGGAGCAAATGACAATACCTTTCCCAATGTCTTCGCGTCGCCAATCCATTCCGACCACTTCTCGCGTACCTTATCAATCCCATCCGCTAATAGCGCCATTCCACGGAGAGTAAATTCAGTCATTAAACCGAATGCCGCTTTTAACCCGAGATAAATTAATTTCAGACCACGGAATGAGTCAATCAGGACTGCGACACCTTTAACTACAACTTCAACAAAAGTAAGAACCGCATCAGATGATTCTCTTGCCCACTCGTCAAGGGTTCCTTCATCCTTTAATTTGGCAAGGTAGTTATTCAGTTTATTTATTTCATCTGCAATCGCCCGAACGGTGGGCTCTATAGCAGTCTTAATAAATTCTCCGGCCTTTTCCTGCACGTCTCCCCAAGCATTTCCAAGCCCAATGAGTGATCCTGTCGCACGACGTTGTGCTTCTGCCTGACCACCAACTTGGGATTCGATCTGATCCAGCAATGCCGAGTATCCACCCATCTTGAAAGTAGTTGAGTCAACCGTAATTCCAACTCGGCGCAGGGATCCGGTCATGCCAAGGGATGCCTTGCCTAAAAGGTTCGCGGCCTGAACCATGTCACCGCCCATCAACGTGGCAAGGTCTGCCATGATTTTTATGGAACGTGGAAGTGTTTCATTTGTGATGGCGGTGTAGGTGGCAAGGAATTTCGTTCCTTCAAGAGTTGCCTCATCTCCGAAGTTAGTTACTTCTTGCAGTTGTGTAGCAACATCTTGAAGACCTTGAGCTAACTCAGGTGTGAATCTTCCCATAGCACGCAAGGCCTGATTCAATCCTTCGACAGCCTTTGCCTGTTCGTCCGCGGCATTTATGAGTCTACGGCCGAGGAAGAGCGCACTGATAGCGACTCCTGCCGCAATCATTCCGGTCCGCATATTAAACACGGAAGCGCGAATCCGAGATAAACCCGCACCGAAGCTTCTCATAGCCCTCCGCGCTCTACCTAATCTGGTTTCCGTACCTTTTAATGACTTATTTAATTTTTCAAGGTTGCGCCTTGCCTCATCACGGAGCCGGATGATTATTTCTAATGTTTCAGATGCAGGCATTTATCCTTTTCTCCTCATGTATCTTCTCCATTCTTTTTTGTCTGCGTATTGCGCTATCCGTACGGCAATTGCGGTTTCACGCTGTCTGAAAAAACTTAACTTCTGGTTTTCGTTTAACGCATCGACAAAGAATGAGTAACCGTAATCTAAGATTCCGGTGTGTCCTGATTCGATGAGTCCACAACATAACTTGAAAAGTCCGCGATGAGTGCTTCCTTTAATCTCGCTAATATCTTGTCCGCGCCCGCCTTGCGGGCTATCACGAAAAAATCTGAGTTAACCTCTTTGAATTTTTCCCAGACTAACTTTAATTCACTGGGAGCCATATCTTCAAGATCACTCATTTTGATATTGCTACATAGTGGAAGTAGACGCGTCTCAAAATTTTCCTTTAACTTGGCAAGGTCTAAGTTATCGCCTTTGCCGCCAAGAGTTTCTTCCTGCATGAGTGAAATGATTTCCTTTATGGTTAATTCATTAACCTTAAAGGATTTGTCATAACCCTCAATTTCAAAGGTATTGGTTTTACGCATTTTTTACCCCTCCAAGATTTATTGCGTTACTTTTTCAAGTCCTGTATTAGGTTGTCGTAGTCGTAGTGGTGGTGGTCGTTACAGACGTTACATCCCAATACGGTGAAGTACTATGATTGGCAACATCCGCCAAACCGTCGCCGGTAAAACTCATTATCATCCATTCCTCACCGATTAATTGCAATGCACCGTTTGGAGATAAAGTAACCTTCCAAAACTCCCACGTGTCGTTGGGTCCGGTCGGCCGGTCTGAAACAAACTTCAGAGCATATTCCTTGTCTATATCTTGCAAGGCATGGAACACGTTTCCGATTTGCGTACCCATGATGAATTTCTTTAAATTGATTGCCGCGAATTCATCCAAGTCAAAGGTTAAGGTATATTCCGTTTGAATCACGGGATTCTTATCCTTTGTCCGAAATCCTTCCCGAGATGAGTAATGAGGCAAACGCTCAATTGCAGGTTCGATCTCAAAACTCGGGCAGTTCCCCATCTCCGCGTAGGCCGGGGATCCAGCACCGGGAAAGTCAGCGGCATACAATTTGCCTTTTCCAATTGCATAGTTTTCTACATTATGCGGAGTTGGCATATTTATATTCCTCCTGTTGTGTGTAAGTAAATAGTGTTAACGATTATGCGGAAGGCCAGGAACGGTTCCCAATACTCCGGGTCATCTTCGATTTTCAATAATGTCTCCAAGCACAGATCTCCTTTAAGCGGATCAGCGTAAAGGACACGCCAGAGCTCGTCTGCAAGGTTCGATATTTTGACTTCCGTAGTATCATCTATGACGTCGATCATGTCATAAACGTAAACGTCAATGGCGAGGGAAGATTTAATAAGGTCAACACCGCCCGGAACACGCCCGGATTTCTTTTCAACCGGACGAGGCAACTTGCCTACAACTGCCGCGACTGGAAATTGAGGCAAAGCAAATTGCTGTAGATCGTGGTGGGTTTTCTTTCCACGGACTACCGTCTTAATTACCGGGACGGTTTTTATCTCCGAAATAACTCGGCAGATAATTTGTTCCCGTTTACTATTCTCGGCCATGAGTTATGTTCCTTCCGATAGTAGTCCCGCCATGTGCTCACTAACCATTTCATTGATTTCTTCCTGCTCCTGCGTGGACAAGGCAAAAAAAAGCCTGTCCTTATTTAGAGCAAATGCCTTTAAAGGATTGCTTGTGCCGGAGCGGTCTGTGGTACTTTGGAAAAATACCTTTGACTCACGATCCGTTGCACTAAAAGTCATTGAGCTCATCATGGAACCGGTGAAAAATAAATTTACTGTGTCGCCGGAGCGACCTCGCTTTTCACGGAATAATTTATACTGAGGAGTATATGGCTTAAATCTTCGACCAGTTGCATCCACGCCAGATGACGTTCTACGCTGAATCCAAAAGATAACTCGTGTAGCTATTTCGGACATGAGGCTTTTAGAAAATACGTTTTCTTCGGCTTGCCCGAACCTTTGGATTAACCCTGTTAATCCCCTTATTTCAATAGGATTTACAGGCATCAGGCTCTATAAAGTCTTCGCGTCTGGGGTTGGTACGTTTCATCATCTTCGATTGTACCACTTTCATCCCAGTCATAGCTTATTCCTACGCCAAGTACTGTTCGCATTTCGGCGTCGAATAACTTACGGAATAACTCCATCTCCCGTTCAAAACCGTCGGGTTCCGGCGAATCCTTCATAAGATATAAGTACGCCAATTCCAGCGTCTTATAACTACTCGCCCGTACGAGTTGACTGGCGTCCACCTTTTCTGGATCAAAGGGTTCTGCACGCCAGTCAAACCCGTTTTCTGTAGCGGCTTGGATGTACCACTTGCTAATGAGCAATCGATTTATCATATCAAATGCTTCTTCGTGATGGGCAGTCCAATCGGAAACACCGAGGGTTAGAATGTTTGGCCGGACCTTTGAAAGGTCTTCGTCCACTGAGTAAACTGTTGTTGCCATTTACTTCTCTCTCCTCTTTATTTTCCGTCCTTTAACCTTTTTCGGTTTATCTTCCCCATCACCTGCGTCCTCAGATGCCGAGGCATCCTCTTCAGAGCTCTGCGAATCCGCTACTGGCGGGGATCCAGCGGCACGTTGCTTTGTCTGAGCAAGCGCTTGCTCCTCCGTCTTAGCAGGCTTCGCGTCCGGGGTAATAATTGGAACAGGTGCGGCAATGATCTCCGGAGGAGTAGTTGCTTCAAGCGACACTTCCGGATAACCGGCAGCGATTAACTTTTCGGCAACTGCATCATCATCGGTGTAAAATTGCCCGTCCACAAATTCCGCCAAAGGTTTGTCTTTATCAGGGTCCCATACAATGGTTGCTAATGTCGCCCGATAAAATCTTCGTTTAATCATTTTGATTATCTCCTTCTACGACTTGACTCACCGCCGATTAAGGAACGGTGGTTGTCGTGGTTGTAGGCGGAGCGGTCGTGGTCGTTGTAGACCATCCGGTACCCTCTTCAATTGCCTCATTTACGTCCTTCGCCCAGCGACGCAAATACGGAGGCTGTCCAAGAGCATTTTCCATCTTTTCACGATCCCTTGCACTCATAATTTTTATCCTCCTTCTCTTTTAGCTTTTACTTCACAGCAAAAGGTTTAACCGCAAAGAGCGATTATGAGGTTGCCAGACCGGTGATGGTTCCGTGGTATTCCTCAGGACCGTAGTCCAGGCCGACCTGACCATAGATTTGGCCAGATTCCGATGCGCCCGTTTTACTCAATTCCTCGTAGAAGAGCACGCCCTTCTCCGGGACCGGCAGGAACACCGGTGAGCAAACGGAAAGATCCGCAATGAGCAATGTTGCCACCGGGACGTTGGGAGCCCAAACGATTCCGAGAATTGCAAAATCGGTTTCAATTTGGTTGATGTTGTATCCGCCCACGTTCCGGTCCTGCGGCGCATAACCGTAGATGTCGCTGATCTGTTGCTTCTGAAACGCATTGACGAAGATAACGGTATTGACAAACTCTGATCCGTTGGTCGCCATTGCTCGTAGCAATTGATCAATTAACGGTTTACTCAATGCCGCGCCGGAGGCCGCCACCGTGTTCGTGGTGCAAGCCGTGATAATGCCTCGGGTCTTTGCTGCAACACCGGCATTGATGGCCTTCTGGTACTGACCATTGAGAAAAGTGTAATCCACGTTAACCGCTATTTGCCTCATGTGCGCGGAGATCTGGAAATCCCGTTCGTTCTGAACCGGCTGAGGATTCGTAACATCAACGTGTCCAGCAGGATCCACAAGTACTTGCCCAACAACGGATTGCTTGGCATAACTCACGGTAACTGCACGATGAAAAATCTGGACGGTGTTGATATCCTGATCGCGGACGTAGGTCCACGGGGTCGGCGCGGTTAAAGACGCCGTTTCTGTTACTGCCGGTTGAGCGGCAGTTTCCAGACTCCACGGCTGAGCAAGCGGAAATTCAAAGTCCGCCACCGTTCGAATTGCTCCACCTTGTAGACCGCCTATCATGTTGAGGAAAGGCGTTTGATTAGCACCAATGAGGAAAAGTTCTCCCGTATAATTGGGACAATTCCAGACTGTGCCGATTGCGTGTACATTTCCCATTTTTAAGTTTCCTCCATTTTAATTTGTGGGATCGTTACGCACTCTGCCGCTTTTTCTTTTCAATCTCAAACATCCTGTTCTTAAGGGAAATCATAAGTTTATGGTTTCCTGCTTTTTGGGCTTCGGCGTATTGATCCTTAAATTTTTGTAAGTCGTCGGAGTCGCCGCCTCCATCACCGCCCCCTCCCCCTCCAGCACCCGATCCAGGCTTGCCACCGCGAAGTAATTGGTCTTTTCCGGGGTATGAGTCAAACACAAATCCTATTGCCTCATGAAATCCTGCAATCTCGCCGGGATTCTCTCGGCTATAATAAGGTTCGTTTTTGTGGTTGTAAGCTACCAACTGCAATATGCCAGTCTTTTCATCCTCTTCCACTTTGAAGTTCTTCCCAAAATACGTCTCCGCAATTTCGGGTGGAAGATTTGTCTTCGGTTCAGTACCGCTGAAGTAGGGAGAAGTCGCAAATTGATTGCTCACCATAAGGGTTCTGATCTGGCCATCCTTTTTACCGATGACTACCTTATAGTCATTTTCTTTTTGCTCAAAGGACTTTTTAACGCCCTCCACTTGCTCATCGTAGGCGCTTTTCATATCCGCTTTTAACTTATCGACTTTATCCGCTTTCATCCAGTCCTTGTCTTTGAAGTTTTCCACGGTGGTTATTGCTTCGTCGGCTTTGGTTTTCCATTCCACCAACTCATCAATTCCCTCAAATAACTTCATTGACTTCTCAGCGCCATCTGCGCGTTCCCGGTGTCCTTTTGCTTCCTTGCCAAGATCGATTATTTTCTGATACATGGCAATCGGGTCTAATGGCACTTCCTTACCATCCGGGTCTATGTAGACCGGCTTGCCGTCTTTAAAGACCGGCACTTTTGCCTCATCGTCTCCAACTTTCAATTTCCATTTTTCTTTTGGCATGGCATCCGCCTCCTGCCCCATCCGGGGTCGTTAGTAGTAAAAATCTTTTGACTCATCCGAGCCGCTCTTGCCTATGGCTTAAAAGTTAATAAGCCTAAAGTATCTTTGGAATGATTCCGCACATCAAAATGAAGCCATGAGATATTCGTCTCTATTGCCGTTATGTATTCGTACGTTGCCTCATTAGGCTTTGCAATAATGTCTTCCCGTACCTCTTCGGCTGTTACGTCTTGCGGATCCATATCCAATGCCCGACCGAAGCGATGTTGGCTATAAGCCGCGCCAACCGTGCATCCAGACGGTCGATATCCTCTGAAGTTAAACTTTCCGCCCCACTCCCAGTCGTTTACTATAATTGGACCGAAGCGTTTCCGTAGGCGGTCAGCAGTTATCAACACTCTGTCATCGTAGATGATGAAAATCCGGCCACCAAGATCAGAAAGTATTTCATGATAGTAATCCTGATCAAATAACTCATAACCGCCAAAGTGTTGTGGTTTATACATCCTTTATACCTTTATTATAATGCCTGAAAAGCATAAATAATTTTCTAAAGATGCTGATAGCAATTTTTCTGTTTATACGTCCAGTTGAAGTATCCTTTGAAATAAATTCTTTACTATAACTCGTTTGTCCAAAGGTTTTTTCAAATACCGTCATTTTAATTTTAACATACGGCAAGTGACCGGCCTCCTAAGGAATCTCTCTTGAGTCCTCTTCATAAATAATATTATTTCTTTGCTTTGGGAATCTCTTCGTATGCAAGTTATCTCCATAAGCAATTTCCTCTGGGATACCGGCACCATCTGGGAATGCGACACAAATTACATACTCCCCGACTTCCTCTTCATCCTTCTGTGCCGCGCCAATGAAGTGTTTGCATTTTCTCGCGTAGCATCTGGGTTCCTCAATCATTTTATTACTCTCCGAATAGCTTTTTCATGTATGCCTCAACGTCCTTTGGTAGCATACCTGTTTTATAGTTCGGATTCACGTATGTCGCAAAGGATTCTGCAAATAACTCTTTGCCGTTTGTGGCACCATACCTTGATATAGCTTTTTCCCAGAACTCATCCCCATGTGCATTCCAAATCTTATTCCATTCCCGAGACAAACTATTATTAATGGTATCCAAAATATTTATATGGACATGGTGTCCCAATTCGTGGCGGAAGTTCGCCATAGTACTTTCACCCATTATCCATTCACCGGGAAGTACTCCATCCGCCTGACCACTTATCAGCGCATTGCCTCTTACTCCTAATTTTATTTCTCCAGCCTTCTTAGTCGGGGAAGGCGGTTTATAACTCCCCATTGGTTTTGCTCTACCAGGAGCCGGGATATACGAGTCATTATAAACCCGCATCCTTAGCTTTCCCACACTTGTGTTCATACCTTTTTTAATGAAGCCATTACCACGGTTTGCTAACCGATTCATTTCATCAGCCAATGGCTCAATTACTTGTTTCTGATAATCCTTATATACGTTATAGGATCTTCCGTGTGCTTCGCCAACATCAACTATATTTAAGACGCCGTTTGACTCAAGACTTTCAGCGGCAGATACTTCCCCTACTGGTACGGGTTTAGGCGCTGTCTTGGCTGTCGTTCTTACAGGTTTTGCCTTCAACGTTTTCTTCGATAGCGCTTTTGGCTTTATGCCTTCACGGGTATCCTGCTTTAACTTCTTTCCTTGTTTACTCAGATCACCTTTTAACTCCTTGATCTGATCACTCCATTCCCGTCTTTCATTCTTAAGTGGTACGAGTGCTTTATTTATTTCCTTTTTCCGTGTGGCAGATGCACCCTTGCGCTCATCCTTTAATGCCTTAGATTTTTCTTGACTTGCCTGATGCTTTGCTTTCAGCCCATCCATTTCTGTTACGGCACCACCGATTATTGGGAACTCATCCGCCTGAGCCATTGCGTATAACTCATCATCGGTTGTCTCACCAAACTCATCGTCAAGCCATTCCTTACGGATGGGTCGCCAGTGATGCCTACAATTATAGCCTCCACGGTATTCGTAGGCCGGACCGCTTTTCCCTTGCCAGTCGTGCGTCCATGAGTCAATTTGATTTCGGGTGTATGTCTTCATGGCACGGACTTTACAGAAGTGCCTCGTCTTCCCAATAATATCACCGACATACAGAAACTCATTCATACCTAAATCTTCGCCCTTTTTCAGATTGAGTTCATTATGGAAATTCATAACGGCGTCGTTGGCGAACTGTTTTGTATATGCAGTCATTGGGCGTCCGCGTGCATCCACGTGTCCTGTAAGTATTCCTTCCACCGCAGTCGTAAGGGCGCTGAATCGGCCACCACTAACGACTTGCGCGTACATCGCATCTGCAATTTGATTGGTTGCATCATCCCCAAATGCCTTAAACTGATCCCACGTGGATGCCTCAAGTGTACTGATCATGTCCTTGTCTATCGCCGTATATGCCGCCGATTCACCGAGGTCCTTCCACGATCTTTGAATGAACCGAGATATTTGAGAGAAGTCCCCAATTACTTCATCAACTGCCATACCATATTCCTGCTCCATTATTTTCAGCAGGTCTTTATGGTTTCTCTGCGCCTGTTTTAAATTTATCTTTACACCCTCTAATCGCCCGGAGGTGTTGGTTTCCAACTGTTGCATAAGGTTTACTATACGCCGCTGTGACCCCTGAACCGCTGTCGCTAAACGCCTCTCTACCGTACCGATAGAAGTGTTTAAAAAACTATCGGTTGCATCGACGTTTTCGAGTAATTGCGTTACGCGGCTTTTAACTACCATGAGATTTCCTTATCACTTCATGAGCAATTGCCAATGCGTCCCTTGCCTGTTGTGCTTTGCCGGAGAATCCATTTAGGAAATATAATAACTCATCCTGCAAAGTGTCGTTTTCCTTCTCCATGAAATTATAGGTCTTGCCGGCGATAGTCATCTGTGCCTTCTGATTTTTACTTACTCGCTCTACCGAAAGGTCGGCAGTTATATTATCCACAAAATGCAACCGTGTAACTGCAATAAAGTTTTTGCCTCTTTTGTCACGCATACCACTTGCAATCACCCGATATACGCGGGATTGCGTTAAGTCAAGTAGTAAATCGATGTCGTGAATCATAAGATCCATTACAATATCCGCATCCCCCCTGCAATAGCAACCATTTGACCGTTCCATTTTCACTTTGTCAAAACTGTTTAACTCATTATGCGCTCTTAGGTAAACGCTATTAAACCGTTCCAAGTGGCCGACGTGCAGATGTAATTTATTCTCCTTAGCTTTCCGTATAAGGTAGTCAGCCTGGACCAAGGTTGTAGTCATTGGCTTTTCAACCAAAACGTGTGTCCCATTCTGAAGGAAGTGGCGTGCCACCTTATAATGACTGGCATCGTCAGTGACTACACTTACAAATTCCGCTTCCACGTTTTTATAATCATTTGTTGCGCGGCAATTTAACCGACTCGCTAAGTCCGCGGCAATCAACTGATTATGGTCACATACGGTTAACTCCACGTCTGACATCGCCGCATACTTCTCAGCATGGTACGTTCCAAACGTGCCGACGCCTATGACTGCAACCTTTTTCATTCTTTACTTGGCTTCTTCTTCGTATTGCTTACAATACGGGGTCGTTTGCCACTCTTATCAATTTTAACCCATCGGCCTTTTACTTTCCTCACGGAATATTTTTGTTTTTTCCTTGGCATTATACCTCCTCTTCTTCTTCCTCTTCTTCCGGTGCGCCGACCTCAGTACCAAACGCGGCTCCCGGGGTTATTGGTGGTGTAGCCGGTGATGCCTCAATTTCTTCATCTATTTCTTTTATCTGATCGTCATCAGCCGCCGGGAGCATCGCGCGTGCCACGGATTTTTGAATTGCCTCATTAAATTTCTTTGACTTCACTATCGTTTGTGCAGTCAGTGCATTTTCAAGGTCTGAGGCAAGGTTTTCCACATCATAGGTGCGGCTCCGCTCTATACTTATGTCTGCAATTATATTTTTATAGTCCTGCTCTTCCCACCGCAACCAATATTCGATAATTTGCTCTTCGGCTTTTTCAAGGTTCGTTGCCTTGCGGACAAGATTAGCATTGAGCAATTGGAACTCTGCTTTAAGCGCCGCACCACTTTTCGCTTCCGTCGATATTTCAGTACTCGCCATTCCACCGGCATTTACGGCTCTATAAATTTCTTGCACCTTGCGTGCTATCCATCCCAGTATTGCATCAATTGGCTCTGCCACCTTTGCCTCAAGCCAGTCCGGTTTACTCTCCGGATGGTTCGGGTCAAACTCAAGGATTGCAGTTACCGCCGCGTGATCTTCTTTCGCGGGTACTTGTGCGCCATCTGGGTGGGATTCCTTCATTGGCTTCCGCATCATCGGAAATGCGGCATAAGTAATTACTTCTTCTCCTTCGCTTAGATTGCTTAATATAGATACGTCTATACGGGCGACATCATGGATATCACTCATACCGATAGGCCGTTTTTTACTTCGCAGGTTTTGCAACCATACAAACGGAATCTCCCCAATTGGATTATCTCCTTCAAGAACCATTAGCGCGTCTGAATCATCCTTAATTTTTTGATCGTCAGTTTCCAACGGTATTTCCCATACTTCAAAATGATCAGTCCACCAGAGCCGGTATTGCACAACGTCTTCATCCGAGTCATCCAGTAATTTAAGGTATGCCAAATACGGTCGGTTGTTGTCATCCCGTTTATATTCCCAGTCCAGTATAGCCGTGGGAAAATAACTCGCCACATACGGATAAACACCTTGCTCCAATTGCTCCTTGCGGTTTTCGAACGTTACAGACGCCTTATCTACAAGGATCCCCATGTGTCCTTCAATTGAGGCATAGCGCCCCTGCTCTGTTAAGAAATTATCAAAGTCATCCCCATATAGATTGCAGTCTTTCATGAATGCTGTCCATAACTCATCTCCTTTAAGGGTTGCCATATCTCGCTTTACAGGCTTTTTAAATAGGTAGAAATTAAAAAGGTCTACTACACTCTTTGAATAACTGAATCCGTATGCCTCACTTTTACGTCTGGCATAATTGGTATCGCTTTCCCGTTCATTTTGCCTCAGGTATCCAAGGCGCACTAATTCTTTCGCGCCCTCATAACTCGCCATTAGAAAAAACCACTCGGGTGCATTTGCCCGATACAAAATGTGTGTTCCCCTCAGATCACCGACCGTTAATTGCTCCTTTGGCATTTACTTTACTCCTTAAGAATTATCGTCGTCTTTGACTAAGGATTATTGCGGTGTGCATGGCATTTGCCTTTTTTTTACTACCGAAGCATTTGATTACTGTTCCAACTGGTTTGTCGCGTTTGCTTCCCGGCTTCCTGGGATGCCCATGGACAACTCACCACTTGCCTCCGCGTTTTCTAATCATTTGCCGCCGACCTTTTGGAATACATTATAGGTTTTACTCCTCTTCGTTTTCGTTATCCCCAAATATATCAACACCGTCCATATATAAATCAAGTATATGAGATAAGCGCTTGACCATTCCCATTAAGGATACTACATGATCTTCGCCGAAAAAATAGTATTGCGTTACAATGTCTTTATCGGTTGCGGGTTTATCTTCCTCTTTTCCAAATGTAGATATTTCGCCGCTACCGTCCTTTTGCAATATAACTGCAAAATTCCTTATCTGCTTATTCCGAATAGCTTCAATTATATCATTTAGCGTACCTATGGAACCGCCCTCTTCAAAGAGCTGGACAACTTTTTCTTTTTGCTTTACTTGCGCCATATCTTTTCCTTTGGATGGTGCTTTTTGAGTAAATGCAGAATATGCCTCTCATTGCCGTTCTTAGGCACATAGTCCATTTCCAAATCAAAGCGTTCAGGGGCAAACACCGCAGTCACCTGCAAACTAAGGGATCGCCGCATTGACTCATAATCATTTACCTGATATATGCCTGCAAATTGCTTCATTTCCAATGTATATCCCCACTTGGCACATACTTCACCACGGGATATTCCCTGTGGATGTAGTATCCAACGCTGTCTGTTAAATGAGTCAACATCTGATCGCGTTTTTTATCAATTTCTCCTGTTCCGCCTTCTATAACACGCACGCCCTCGAAGTCTTTAATGGTATTGGTACATGAGGCATCCACACCCAGATACGTCTCATTATACATATTAAACAAACGACTGTTCATACTATTAACACGGACACGTTCGCGCGGATTTGCATTTGGAACTTTCCAATGTAGGCGTGCGCCAAAGTGTGGAGTCAAAACCTTTTTGACTAAATCCCAGTCGCTTCCTTCTACTTTCGCTGATCCACCGGCTCCACCAGTTGCATCACCGTATATAAACACTTCTCCTTTGTGCTTTCCCCAGTCATGTAGCAATTTTTTGCAGACACGGATCGTGTTGCTATTGCGCGGTATGAATACTTCGCCAATGACAGCGGTGGTTGTACGCCCGACAAGAGGCGTTTGATGCCTGTAGAACCGCTTCATCTCTTGGATTATAGTTGCTACTCCGGGTGATTCATTAAAATCAAGCGCAAAAACAAGTGGTCTTTGTGGATCGTAGTCTTTTAGCCATCTGCCTACATTGCGGTTATCGGAAAAATTGTAATATGCCATCCCAGCGAACATTACGAACGATCCTTCAAATTCCTGCTTATAAGTTAACTCATCAAGATCGCGTTTGGCTTGTGCAATTTCTTCGGCATCCAGTATGTCCGCGCTGAACCAATGGTAATATCCCCATGTACCTGAGTCATCCGCTTGGGCATATTTGGCTAAATCGTAGTAATGGTTACGTCCTTCTGGAACACCTATAAAATCACAACTACCTTTTCGGTCTGCAAGTGCCGGTCTGACGTGCTCCCGCCACGTCTGTGCTTTCATATTGCCAATTTCATCAAGGCATCCGTGATCCCACGGCGTCCCCTCAATACGTTCTGGCTTGTCCATGCCTAAAACGTGTATTTCACTCCCGTTTATTAAAGGTATAAAAAGATGGGATTCACTCGGTGAGCCATAGATGAAATTCTTTGGAACCATTTTCTTTAGATCAGACCAATAGATGCGCTTTGCTTGGTCGCGTGTAGGTGCCGCCGCAAACACTCGGCAATCTGGGTAATTACTTCCCTTCATTGCCTTTAAAACTAACTTCCTCTTTCCGCATATTTCAGTTTTACCAGAACGGCGACCGGCTGGAACCACATTAAAACGGGAAGTGGACGCCCATAGAGCCGCTTGAGTAGGGTGATACCGCAGGGGATACCACCTTTTCCGAGTCAATTCCATTGCATTTATGGTTGGATGCTGTTTAGTCATCGTCCTTTGGCACTATTAAAGGTAATTTGCAAATGTCATACATCCAATAATCTTCCCGGCCATCGTACTTCTTACATAACTCAGGCCTCTTTTCATAAATTTCGCATCCGTGCGCCTTTAAGTGTTGGCACGTTTGGGGAACCATGACTGCAATCCGGGTTCCAAGGTTTTCATCCCTGACGATGCACCCTCTTACCTCATAAAATTCTTTAAATGCCTTTTTATCTGGTACATCCAGTACGAAAGTTACCCATTGACAGCATTCCTGACATCCTATGCACACTTCCTGATCCGGTGTCATACGGTTGTCTCCTCTTCACCGTTAACTGGTACGCTTTCCCACAATTCATCTGTTGCCGCCTTTATCTCAGCGGCTAATTCTTCAGGGGTTTTCTTCTGTAATTCATCCACGCTTTCCCTGCCGTATTCATCCTTGTGTCGACGTTCCAAGTACCATGCCGCCGCTTGCCAAACTGGAGCCTTTGTAGTTACTTTACGACTTATGGTATGTCCCTTTGGAGACGTTTCAATTCGGGTTTCCGTAACCTTATAATTGCCTTTGGCTACTTTACGGATCACACGCAATGCCTCGCGCTCGTGGTCTGCCTGGATTGTTTTGATTGTCTTGCGGAATGTTGCATGGATTGGATGCGCGTCTGGGTTCCTACCTTTAATCATCCAGTCGCGATAAGTTTTGCGGTTTATACCGGCAAGCTCAGCGGCACGAGTTATTGGTAATCGTGCGCGAAGTGCTTCGTATATCAGGTTGCGTAATTTCCTATTAAACTTTGACGCGGGAGGTATTCGACGCCTTGTGATTATGCGCCTTTGTCTCATTTGCCTTAAACCATTTTTCCCTTTTCCTTTGTTATAGTTAACTGCTAAATTGGGAACACTATATAATATGCGCGGTTTATAGCGCAAGCTATATTCCTTGCATTTCCCAGTATTGCCAGTATTCGCCTGACTTAATTAGGCCAGAGCCCTTTTTAGTGTTACATTTGGGGCGCTTGCCAAGTCCCTCCTGGTAGGGGATTTAGCGGAGTTAGGAGCACGCTACTTCCCTGCTATACGGGGATATAGGGACATTGCGTGTAGAACGCCTATCTACGGTGATAGTGTCTGGTTGCCTGTAAACCCCTATGGACAGGGGATAGTGGTTCGTGGCTAAGTGCCTGTAATCATTAGGGAATGTGTAGCACCGTAAACCACCTCCCTGAGTCCCCTATATCCGTACGTTTACAGGCGTAGATAGGTGTCCCTAAAACCCCTGTAATCCCTTGGTATCCGTGGGGCGCTATGTGTGTAGATCGGCGTAGATAGGGGGATCACAGGCACGATTATACCGAATAGGCCAATAGGCCGAAAACGGCCATTTTTGGGGACTCCAGAGGCCATCTACCTTATCCCTTACCCTCCGTGCATCTACGGCAGTTTTTAATGGCCGCAATCCCTTCGTATTAGGGGATCTCGTGTGAACCCCTGAAAAACCCCTTTACAGGCGGATTATTCCGGTTAGCTATATATATAGTTGAATAGTCCATTCACCCGACTTTGTGTCTGTAGATCCCCGGTATCCGGGGGACTACGCGGCGGGTGCGGCGGGTACGCCGGTTTGCCCTAAATACCTGTTTTGATAAGGAATAATCCTTGTATTGCAAGGTGTATGTGTTAGTATATATATAGGGGGTCAGTTACCAGTGACCGCCGGTTTTGGCTGGATGCAAGGTGTCCGGTAAATGCCGCACAAAAACTCTGGTAGGTTCTTTGGTATAACGGCGTCGGTTGGTTTTCAATAGTAAAGGTTGCGATTGCTGTCCCGGTATAAAAGCCTGCATTTAATTGCAAGGGAATTCCGGAAAGCAATACTTGGGATTGAAATAAAAACCGTCTGACCATTTAACTTTATAAGCGCTTTGCTTATTTCAGAAAGCGCTTTGCGAACTCCTTGCCGTTTAAACTGAAAACATACTTTCGGATAATATACCTTCCGGTCAAAAGAAGTCACTTCGGTTTTTACAATGTTTATTTTCGCGGCTAAAGTTATTTAGGATTGCCTTGGATGAAAGTTCTCCCAGTTAAATCTGGTGGTTTAACTTTAACTATAATGGCGTGGAGTGGGAACAAAGCGCCAAGGATCAAAAGGCAAATTGTGCCCGATACCTTAAAAGTTAATTTACCATACTTCATCGAATCTGTGTTGTAAAGTCAGCCACGTTTCCTAAACCCGTTAACTATCAGGTGCCAAGTTAACCGCCTTGAATCACGTCTGCATTAAGTGTGCTAAGTAAAGGCGCGACACCATAACGGACATACCACTTTGAATAAACATAGTAAAAGCGCAGGGACGTGCATAGCTTCTAATCCTCCTCCTTTAAATGAAGCCGAAACCACTTGTGCCTTTCGGGGCGCAAGTGGTATGCCATCCATGGCAGGATGGTACTGATGAGGCAAGCTAATAACTAATTTAATGGAGGGTACTACAATGACAAAAGCAAGAATGGGAAAAGAGTTTGAAAAAGCCGTTATGCGTTTAAGCAACATCGAAAACAAGTTTGCAGGCAATGAAGACAAGATTTTTCAACATATTATGCTTCGTGCCGACCGCATGACCAAAATTGAAAAACTTAAAATCTGGAAAAAGGTTCTGTGGCAGATGGGTCACCGTAAAGCCGCAAATTTCATTATGGTCGATATGTAAAAGCCGAAACGTGCCGGTCTCTGGAATACAGGGACTTGCGCGTATGCCGCATTTGACAACGCGGTACTGATGAGGCAAGTCAACCCATTAATTACTTAAAGGAGGATTAAATATGTCTGGTTTAACTTTTATCATTACTGACACGAAGTATGACACGGCAAAAACGGATGACATTTTAAGCAAGATTGGAGAAGTTTTACCGCATGGTTCCGGTATTAACAGCGACTGGAACATTATGATGGCAAGTAACACACGTGTCCGGTGCCAAAGTTCATTCCATTGCATGGATGAAAATGGTATGTATGATGGTCACGCGGACTTTGTTTTTCTTTTCGATCTGCGGGATGCGCTCCATGGTGGTGATTATACCCGTTTAATGTTTATCGGCCGTGAATCGCAGTACAAAGCTAAAAAATATGATCTGCGGGATTACCTTTGGGACCTGTTATGTGAAACTTTGTATTATGCTTTCGGTGGCGAAGACATTCGCAAAGCATTTTAAGCTGAAACCTTGTAAATCGCCTATTTTAGCCGGTTTACAGGGTCTGCGCGGTTTGGTCACCGCGTACTGATGAGGCGACCATTTTATTAACTTTATTTTATAGGAGGATTTATCATGACGAAAGCTAACAAGAAAATTGACAAGAGCCGTAAGACTGTTGTAAAGACTGCCAAGAAAGCCATTAAAAAGGCTGTCAAAAAGGCTATCAAGGCAACGCCGAAGAAAAAACCGGTCGTTACCATTAAAGCCAACGGCGTCAACAAAATGAAAAGCAGTCTGAAGATCCAAAAAGCATTGGCTCCCAAAGTAACGGAAGCAATGCGGGAAAGCGAATACGAGCGCTTTATTGATCTGGACGAAAAGCAATTGCTCAGCCGGATTGACCGCCTTAAAAGCGCTGTCAGGCTGGAAGTAATGCGGCAAATTGCCAAGATGTGTGGCGAAAAAAAGCTGATGCGTATCGCACGTGCGAAACGTAATGAAGTTTTTGCTTAAGAGCCGAAATGCTGTGGATCCCCGGTTATTAGGGGTCTACAGCATCTATGCAGGATGGTTTCCTGCATACTGATGAGGCAAACCACTATAAAGGAGGATTAAATATGGACTTTGAAAAAGTCAAAGAGATCGTAGTAAAGGTTTTATCCAATTACGGATTAACCAATGAAGTAGAATTAAACACCGAAGATGATGCTTTTCCCTATTTGCAAATCGGTAAGGAATTCAGCATTGAGTTAAGCAAAGCAAATGAAAACAAATTTCAATTGACTTTGTGGGAACACATTCCAGCCACACGGCACGAGCCGGAAGACGTAAATGAGAAAACCTTATTGCAGGATACTGATTTGACTCAGGCAATCCTGCGAATCATCAACGAATGGCACCACAATTTATTTCAAAACGCTTGGGAATATGCGGATATGCTAATTGAAGATGCCGAAGATGATGAAACGGGAGCAAATTGCCCGATTTGTACGCCGAATGAATAGCCGAAACCCTGTAAATCCCCTACAATTGGGCGTCTACAGGGTCTGCATAAGATGACTTCTTATGTGCTGATGAGGCAAGTCTATTTATAAACCATTTAACAGGAGGATTTAAAAATGCTAAACTTAACACCATTTCAGGACATCGACTGGGATTGCTATGCCGGATGCGAAGACAAAAATCCGCTTATAGCAGATGACGTAATTACCATTGACTTGAACGGTTGCGGTTATGTCGGGCAAGTAATTGTAGATGGCTTTTTTGTAGTCATCCACATTGATCTTGCAAGTTATTTGGAAAACGATGACATTTCTTCGATTAAGGATCATCCTGTTTTAAATCAAGAAATGTCAATCATAAGCGAGCACATGACAAGGGAATTTGCCGTTAATATGGCAAAATCAATTCCTGACAAACCGACCGCAGAATGGCTATTTTTAAACGGTTTTAAATTGAGTTAATGGAGGTCAGTATGGATCGGTTAAAAGTATTTTTGGTTGGAGCAGGAATCCTTATGCTTTTCCTTATTATGGTCATGTTGCAAAGTTGCAAAACCTTAAATACCGATGGGTATCTGCAAAAAAGTAACATAGATCCCCGGAAGACGGTCGTTTACGACAAGGACGCTAAGGATCAAGGTTATTTACAGGAATCATATCTTGATCGCCGGCGGACAACGCAATATGATAAAAAAGGGAACATAAAAGGATACTGGCAACAAGACTATGTGGATCCGCGTAAAACGCGGTTCTACAAGAAGAAGTAAGCCGAAACTGTCGCTTGTAGATCGGCGGCAGTCGGGTGATTGTGGCAAATCACTCCTGATGAGGCAAGCCAAAAAACCTAATTAAAGGAGGATTATTATGTCAAGAATTAAAACAAACCCGAAAAAGAAGAAGAGTATTATGCCAAAAGTCGAATTTGAAGTTGAAATTTTAGCCGACCTGATTGGTGGGCGTCCTGACAAGTCAAAGTGCATCCGGTTATCTATGAACCCGGAAGCGGTATTAAAGCGGGAATTTGACTTTTTTGATTTAACTCCCGACAATGCTTATGCCTTAAAGGAAAAACTGGGAAAAGCCTTGGACCACATTAAAGATGTGGCGGATGCCTACAATACGCTGGATGAAATTGATACCCATCTTGAATCCATGCAAAGCACCGTAACAGAGGCGCGGGACCGCATTGCAGATATGGAAAACGAAACTGCAATTGATGATATTTCAAGCGATCTGGATGGCGATATGCGAGACCTAACTGAAGCGGTTGAAAGTCTTTAAGCCGAAACGCCTGCCGATCACCATCTGGTGGGCGTCTACGCAAGGTGGCGCTTGCGTACCGATGAGGCAAGCCAATAACTTATAAAGGAGGATTATTATGGGACGGTTCAAATACTATGCACCATTGGACCCGGAATGCCCGGAAGTAATTGAATATCACGAGGCATTTGATGACGACCCAATCATGAAAATGTCAGGATGCGCGGGCGAATTTAGGGAAGACTTTGAAAACAAGCATCGTGGCAATTGCAAACGCTGTCAGTTATATGGCGCGGCAAATATCGATATCGTGTAGGAGAAAATTATGGCGAAAGTAATTAAGATTGCTGAATACCGTGGAGTTAAAATCAGGAGCGGCGATAAAGCGGTTTTGCACCTGACTGACTCCAAGCTGGAGAAAATCCATTTGCATTTAACTTGGACACAAGTTAAGGCGATATTAAGGGATTTTGGCAAGGCAAAGTAAACCCGAAACGCCTGTAGATGCACTATCTATAGGCGTCTGCGCGTCTGGTAGGCGGGCGCGTACTGATGAGGACAGCCTAAAACCATTTAACAGGAGGATTTAATTATGAGCAAAAAGGTTGAAATTTTGCTTGGCAAAGACGGCTCGATTCGCGTTGAGGCATTTGGCTTTAAAGGTGAATCCTGCGAAGAGGCAACCGCATTCCTTGATAAAATCTTCGGCAAGGCAAAGAAGGTGGACCACAAGGATTCTTATTATGAAGAAAATACCGTGAAAGACTTCGACGTTGATGGTCTTCCCGGTGGACATTGCGGTTAAGGAGGTGAAACCATGAGCCACATAAGCGAATATAGCCAAAAGATTAAAGACAAGGATATGTTTTTAGAAATTTGTGAGCAATTAGGTTATGAGACAAGACGCGGTGATCTAATTGTAAAGCAATTCGGGCGCAACGAAGTCCGCGCCATTGGCTCGGTTAAGCTTCCCGGCTGGAATTACGAAGTTGCCTTAACTGAAGATGGCAAGTTAAAGTACGACCATTGGGGAAGTGAAAAAGATTCCATGGATTATTTGGGACTGACAATCCAGCGCTACAATGATGCAAAGGTACGGACTGAAATTCCGTACGATGAAATTGAAGACTGGACAACCGAAGAAATGCCAAATGGCGACAAGAAAATCGTGCTTGAATATGCTTAAACCTGCCGATAACCCTGTAAATCCCCGGTCTACGGGGCTCTACGGGGTCTGCGTATGGGTGGTTCCCTGCGTACTGATGAGGCAAACCAATAACTCATTTACAGGAGGATTAAAAATGGACAAAGTAGAAATCCAAAGTATTGCGAGTGAAATTGACTCGTGGGTACAGGATGCCGTTGGAGATTGTGCCGGTCATGATGAAGAATCCTTAAAGGCAAATTTAAGCATGGATTCCAAATGGCTTAAAAAGGTAGCAAAGGCCAAAAAGGACGGCGTGGTGGACATCTGCGGTTGGTTGGCAGATGAATTATACAACCACGTTGACACCTTATGCGACCTGACCGGCGACCGTATCCATGAAAATGGCAAAGGCGATTATGAGACAATGATTCATATCGCCAACGAAATTGCAGTTAAAGGACATCCTGCAATGCAGGAGGCAATGACAAAGCATATCGCGCGGTGGCGTGAAATGTTACCAGTCATTGTTATTTGCGTTCATTGCGATGCTGTTTTGAAAAAGATTGGCAATCCTAAATATATCAGTCATTCAGATTGCCTCGGCTACAAGGATAAACCCTGTAAAGCCGGTCGTTTGTACCATCTGCGGTTAAGCCGTCAGCTTAGATATGAAAAATTTGACGATTATTTGCAGTCATTTAAACGTGAAAAGTAAAGCCGAAACGCCTGCCAGTCCCCGACTGGTGGGCTTCTGCGGAGTGTAGGCAACTCCGTACTGATGAGGCAAGCCTATTTTATTAACTTTTTTAAAGGAGGATTAGTTATGGATTCTGAAAAACTTATTAATTACTTAAGAGCCGGATTCCCATGTTTTTGGATGACGACTTCAGAACCGGATCGAGTGCGGAAGTTACTTTATCCGGCGCTGGAAGCCTACGAGCTAAAGGATGGCGGGAAGTATAAGGTGCAAGATTGGACGTGCATCAAAGAAAAGGACCCGTTGGCTCCCCTGACTGCGCTAACAGAAGGTGAGCATAACACGGTTACTTTTCTCTACAACTTCCATTGGTACATCGGCAAGCAACCTGTCATGCAGGCTATCCAAGATTTTGTACCACTATGGTCAAATCAAGGAAAGGCAATTGTTATCGTTAGCGCAATTGAGAAGATTCCTAAGGAATTGGAAAAAGATTTTACTCTTATTCCATTGCAGTTACCAAAGGAAGATGAAATTATACAGGCGCTGGAAACGGTGGCTCCACAAAGCGACTATATGCCAAAGGATCGCGACAGCATTATTCGCGTGTCCAAAGGTTTGACTCGCCGGGAGTTGGAAAATGTTTTTGCATTATCCCTTGTAGAACATGGAGAGTTTAATATCCAGACGATCAATGACTACCGGTCGCAGATCGTTGCCAAAAGCGGACTCGCGGACATCCTGTCAACCGATTTAACCTTTGCGGATGTAATTGGTTATCAGGAAATTAAGGATCAGGTTATGGACACAATCCACAAGCCGGATTCGAAAGGCATCATAGCAATTGGTCCAGCGGGAACTGGTAAAACAACTCTTATGCAAGCAATTGCAAATGAGTCTGGAAAGTTAGCAGTTAAGGTGCGGACCGGAATGCTTTTTAGCAAGTATCAAGGCGAAACAGATCAAAACGTGGATGCTTTGATTAATTTGCTCATAGCACTTGGCGATGTTTTTGTGCTTTTCGATGAATTTGAAAAGCAATTCGCCGGCGTCGGTGGACATGGCGAGATGGATAGTGGTACTACCACGCGGATGGGCGGTCGGTTCCTGGAATTTTTTCAGGACACGCCGTCAGGCATCTACCGCGGAGCTACCTGCAACTCGTTTATGGGTATTCCTCCGGCATACTTCCGGCCAGGACGGTGGGATTCCTCACCGTTTTATGTTGGTCTGCCTACGGAACAGGTTAAAACAAAAATTTTGGAATACTATATTTCAAAATTCGACCTGACAAAAAAGCAAATCAAGGAAACGCCTAAAATGGTAGACTGGACGGGCGCTGAAATTGAGGCATTGTGCCATAATGCATCCATGCGAGACCTTTCGCTAATGGAGGCAAGCCAATTCGTATTGGCAATGGCGGCAGTCGCTAAGGAAGATATCCAGGCGCTTGAAAAATGGGCGAAAGGCCGAACAATTAATGCTGAAAAGGTTCCTGCTGTTAAATCGGCGGTATCCGCGGGAAAGCGCAAAGTTGATCTGTAGTACTTGAACAATCTTAGGTGCCGCGAGTAGAAATGCTCGCGGCTCCCATAGGATGTTCAATCAAGAACATTCTGAAAACAAATAAAGGAGGATTAATTATGAGCAAAGAGTTTATTGGTATCGGTGCAAATCCAGACGTACCGGAGGCTCATGTGCATCTTGTAGCAAAGGGTCCGGGTAAAACCGGAGTTGCCTTTTGCGATAGGCGCACAACCGGTCTGGTTTATCAAGTGTTAATGACTGCCGCAGATGTTACTTGTAAAAAGTGCATGGAATATAAGGTATTCAAAGACATGATTGATCCCAGCCGCGCTAAGTCCCCGGATACCGTAGGAATACCGACAGCCAAAACCAAACCACCAGAGAAGAAAACGGAAACGGAGAAAAAGGCCGAAGCAAAGAAGGCCGCTGACAAGGATCTTGCAGATGACTTTAAAAAGACCAAGAAAGCGGCTGAAAAGAAAAAGGCAACACCGAAGAAAACGATGGAACCGTATGTTGACTTCGCCGCTGTCCCCAACAAGGATGGCACTTATAAGGTTAAGCACATTCCAAGCGGACGCGATTTCTTCGATACTGTTCCGGCATCTGTAATTGCCTTTGCTTTAGAGGCAATTAACTCTCTGGAGGACCGATGGGCAGGAGGCGGCAAGCCGATCCCCGAAAATTACGTTGCTACCGTTCGGGATGCAGTTAAAAAGGTTTATAAAGATCGGAAAGTTAAACCGCCAGAGCATTTAACGCGGAAGCCTAAAAAGCAAAAGAAGAAAAAGCCACCGAAGGCACCAAAGGGAATAAAAACTGGCGATCAGGAAAGGCAAAAAGGCATCCTGATGGAATGGAACGGCAACCGCTGGATGCGTATCCAACGGCGTGTGGTTAAGCGCCGAGGCAAAGCCGAAGAAAAACCAGGAAGAGTTATTAAGCGACGCGGTGAATCCCCGGATACCAAGGGAAAACGCCAAATTAAACGGCGTGAAACACCTGCTGGACTTAATAAATACGGACAGGTTATGGATAAGCCTCCTGCATTAATCGCTGCCCATCTGCAAAACGGCGTCCATTTAAGTGTAGTTATTTCCGAATTGCAGGAAAAATTTGGGATGACCGAAAAACGCGCTCACAGTAAATTCCGGGCAATCACCCGTAAAATGGCGCGGCGGTTGGGAATTCAAATAACTCACATTTTGATGGGCGATCCAAGCAATGATTTTTACCACATTGTGGATGAAGATTAACTCTGAGTGCCTGTGGATCCCCGTTATTTGGGGATCTACGGGCATCCAAAGCCGAAATGCCTGTTACTGACAGGCATCTACCATGCGTGGCGGCATGGTACTGATGAGGCAATGCCAAAAAACATTTTATCCAAAGGAGGATTCTATGAGAGTAGAACAATTAGAAGAGGGAGTACTTTGCTCGCTGAAGATGGGACGATGGGCGGCATCTGTTCGTATGCCCAAAAGTAAATTAGGAAAATCGGTCCCAAAGGAAATCGTACGCGCAATGCAAGATTTGATCTCCGACAGGACATTACTCAAAGACTTAGCAACCATCCGGCGGTCAGCCAAAGGGTTATTGTTAAGGAGTAGTATCCCGTTTCCAGTCAACGGTGTTTTCTTCGTGCCAAAGGATCAGATTAACAACTTGGATGAATCATTTACTTCATTCATGGCAGAGAAGGAAATACGCCTTGAAAAGCTAATCAGCAATTATAAGCGGTTGAAAAAGCAATTCAAGAAAAAGTATCCAGATTATTACAGCGAGAAGTATTATCCCACAGAAGCAAGACTTCGCAGGAAGTTTTACTTCAGTTGGCAATTCTTTCAATTTACTTTGCCCGATGAAGGCGCAAAGGTACTATCGCCGGCGATCTACAAAAAGGAACAGGAAAAATTCCAGCAGATGGTCGGGCTAATGGAAGAAATGACGATTTCACTCGTGGGTAATATGCTTCACAGGCGTCTGGATAAACTTGCAAAGCAATGCGATTCTGGCAAAATTAACGCTGGAACCGTACATTCAGTCGACCGTTTTCTTTCGCGCTGGGATGACTTATGGCGCGGACACGTCGATGACAAGAAAATGCGTATGATTATGAACCAATTAAAGCGCCAGATGAAAGAGGCGTCCGCGGAACGTTTGAAAAACAACGATGAATTCCGTGGCGAGGTTGGAGACAAAATTGGTTCATTAATGAGCAAACTCCAGAAATTGCCTAACTTTGAGTTGAAACGTAAACTCGATATTTAGCCAGTCCACTTTGCCCGAACGGGGTTGAAAAACTCCGTTCGGGCGGACTTGTTTTTGTGTAGGCATATTCATTGTCCAGTTTGCTTAGTCCCTTATATACCGCGGACCTACCCGCATGGAGAAAAACCTTTACAATATAAAGTAGTTATGTTATAAATATGCGTGTTTTTCTAATTTTTGGAGGGTACACAATATGGCAAAAACGCCTTGCATTTACTGCGACTACTTTCCCAGTTTAAAGATAGTAAAGAAAAGGAATGAGAAGCCGTACATAAGAAGGTGCAACATTGCCAAGCGAAAAGTCACGAGTGAAAGACAACGCGATTGCGCTTATTTCACCGCGACAACACATCCATTTTACTGCGATAACAATAATTGCCAATTAGATTTAATCAATTGTATTGCGCGTCGGCGCAATCGCTTAGAATTAACGGCATGGGATAATTGCAGGAAGTGTAGGCAATGGGATACCGGATTAAGGGAAGTAGTTGAAAGATATTTTTTGGATATGGCGCGGCCTAAACAGCCGATACCTGATAAACCCAAACGCAAGATAAAGCGAAGAGTTAAACGCACCATTAAAAGACGAGATAAAAGCCCATTAACAAAGGCTTTAGAAGTACTTCTGCCTGAAAAGCGCTCCATAAAACGACGCGAAGTAAAGCGTAAAATCAAACGGAGACAATAATGAAACGAGTTATCTGGCATGATTATCTTCGCGCGTTCGAAGTGTTATACGGTTCATACATCTCTATAGACCCCTGTGAAACGTGGGATGACGACGGTGGCAGTTTTATATTACAATCGCCCAGTCTGAATCCCGAAAGATTGCTGATTAAAAAACAAGCAATTGAATCGTTAAGCGCAGAGGCATTAGAAATGATTGATACCGTATTAAACGCACCGGACGAAATTCTGGACTTGCTAAAAACCCCTAAAACTGGTAGGATAACAAAGCCCCGAGTCAAATGGTATTTCTATTCAGTTTGGGATAGCAAGTTTTTTACCAACATTACGATTAAAGAAGTATCAAGATGGGTAAACCAATTATAGAAATATTGGATGCTGTTCACTGTCGCGCTAATAAAAAAGCGCGGTCAGTGATTAAGAATTGCCTCGGCTACAAAAAATCTGTTTACCGACCGGCTAAATCCGGGTATGGCAGGGAACTACAGATAGTGAAGCAATTCTTAATCACTGGCAGGAAGAATAGTAGCGGTCAGTTCTTAACCGGACTTCTACCGCGTGTTTTAAAGCACGCTAAAAAGAGGGACAGGAAGATTGAAGTAATTGGCCGCGAAAACATTGTGCGGATCAGACCCCTGAGTTATCCAGAACTTAAAGGCATTACTTTCAGGCCGGATCAGCGCGAAGTGCTTAAAACCGTACGACTACGGCAACGTGGCAGGATTCTCTTTCCAACGGGAACTGGTAAAACCATCATAGCACTTGGCATCATGTCCATGTTTCCACAATGTCGAATACTTTTTCTATGCCATACAAAGGACCTAATAGAGCAGACCCGCGAAGAGTTAGAAAAATATAATTTTGATAATTACTATATATTAGGTGGAGGCCACGGAACGGATGCCTATAATACCATACAAGAACAGGATAGCGCCGTTCTGCTATCCACCATACAAACCATGAGCAAATACACGGATATCTTCGGTGCGTTCTTTGACTTAACTATCGTTGACGAATTGCACCATGTAAATTCGACCGACAGCCAATACGGGAAATTAATGCAAGCCAATTTATCGCCACGCAGATACGGACTCGGTGCAACAGAACCGACAAAACCTTATGAAGTATTAGTAAACGAAGGGATATTTGGACCGGTGATTGCTGAAATGACCATAGATAAAGGGATTAGGGAGGGTATTATTGCCAGACCGATAGTAAATTTGGTGAACGTACCTTATAATATAAAGCTAAACCAAAAATGCGGAAGTAAATACGCGGATTACTACGAATACGGAATAGTGCAAAACCGCGCACGCAATCTGGCGCTACTGAATGAAGTAAATTATGATGAAAGTACTTTGATTATTATTGAGCGCACCAACCATGGAGAAATCCTACGCAAGCTATTTAAGCGGATGCACAAAGTAAAAGTCCCTTTCGTGCAGGGGTCTACTACCCGAGATATACGGTCAAAGATACGCGGCAAACTAAAAACAGGTAAAAGAAGAATCGCAATTTGTAGTAAAGTGTGGAAGGAAGGGATAAATATTCCAACCCTGAACCATATTATAATTGCTCATGGTATGAAAGAAGAAAAAATGGTATTGCAAGCGGCAGGACGCGGCCTCCGTACGTCTAAAGGCAAGACAGAAGTAAAGATAACTGATTTCCTTGATCCATATAGGTATCTGGCGGAGCATAGTATTCAACGGATACAAGTTTATAGGTCAAAGGGGTGGATATAAAATGTCATTTGATTCAATAGTAAAATTCGAAGAAATGGATGGTGAATGGCGAGTAGAAATAAGCGACATGATTTTCTTCGCATTTGAAACAGAAGAGGAAGCTAATGCCTTTAATCAGTTGATATACACCGATTTACAGCATTCCGCTTGTGGCATAGGCTGGATTGGCGTAATTGACAGCGATAATTAAATGGATATTTTTGAATTTTTCGAAGATAACGATTTAGAATACTGGACAGACGGTAAAAACGTATCCGCTGGATGGGTAAACATAGAATGTATTTTCTGTGATGATATGAGTAATCACTTGGGAATACGGTTAAATGATATGCGCGTCCATTGCTGGAAGTGCGGTGGTCACCAGATCACAGAGCTCATTAAGGAAATTACTTCATGCACTTGGTCTGAAGCAAAGCGGATTGCACAATTTCTCGGGGCGGCGGATGCCGATCCTCCAAAAATAGAAAAAACTGCCTCATCAGTTTTATCTAAGGTGTCCCTGCCCCGAGAATCTTCAAAGTACCCTCCAAAATTGCATACCGATTACTTGCGTGGACGCGGTTTTTTACCACGCAAACTCATACGAAAGTATAAACTCCAATTTTGCTACACGATAGGAGAATACAAATTCCGTATTATAATTCCCGTCAGGATGAATCGTAAATTAGTTGGCTATACTTCAAGAGCCATTTATAATGACATGGATCCCCCATACCTACACGCGAAGAAAAAGGATTGCATTATTGATCCCAGCCGAGCCATCTATAACTACGATAACCTAAAACAAAATTCAGATGCTTTTTTAGTCGAAGGACCCATAGACGCTTGGAAACTGGGGGATGGCGCGGTGA